CGAGTCATAGGGTTCTTCCAGCAGGTCCACGACAATTGTCTGAAAGCCGTTCTTTCCCGCTGTTTTCTCCAGCTCATCGATGCTGCGTTTAAACACTTCCCAGGCCATCACCTTGATGCGCCCCTCATAGGTGTCCTTGATGGGGACCGTGGGCATCGTGACAAAGGTTGTGTTGCCGTCGGTGTTGAGGTTGAGCGGCATCGGCGCTCCGTCCACAAAGGTGGTCTTCCCACTGAAGGCCGCGCCGTAAATCCACAGCTTCCGCTTGGTGCTTTGACCGACCTGGCGTCTTTCCGCTTTTGGCAAAATCATATAATCTGTTCCTCCTGTACATATTTTTTCGTAATCACACCATCGGCATAAAAACGATGGTGTTTTTTCAAAGGTTGTTTTCCGGCCGATTTCCAGAACCGCGTCATAGAAATCGGCAACTTTCTCCGCGTCATAAGGTACTTCTTCGATTGTCACCTGCTGTTCCGCCATGGCGTCAAGGATCCGTCTCCGGTACGCGGTGACGGTTTCCTTCTTACCCTGCTTGATGGTAACTTTCGGTACAAACACGAAATACATCTTGCGAATCGAGCATCCGGTGATTTTCTCGTAAAACCATTTGTACACATGCAATTGCTTGGATTGCATATACGTGTTGATGTTGTTCGAATACTTATAATCGTAAAGGTCATACTGACCGTGCTTCAGTTTTGTCTCATGCTTCGATGTCGGCACCAGCAAATCCATCGTCCCTTGGTACCAATTATTTTGCATCGGCATTTCGTGAATCCCTTCCGGGACCACCGCTTTCACCTTGGGAATCCAATAGGCCAGCTTCATGGCTTCCGTAATGTGTTCATCGCCGATGACCGGATAACTCATCAGATACTCGTTGATGGCCGTCTCGGTGTCCGTCTCCATGCCTCGGTGCAGCGCCGTCCCCACTTTGAGCGCGTTGTTCGCTTCGAAATCCTCAATCACTTCCAGCTGATCACGATAGCGGTAGGCGTATTGCCTCGGGCATTTCAGATAACATTCCACCGTTGAATAGTGCATATAATTAATGCGGTCTTCCATGGTTCATCTCAATAATCTTCTGTTTAAATCGATCAAAGCCCTTGGGATAAAGCAGGATCCCGATGCCGCCGGCTTTTCTGATTTGGTCAAGGTGATAGAGTTGCAGCTCCGTGGGCTTCCCTCCGGAAGCTTTCAGCTCAACGCCCAGAAAATGACCGTTGCAGCATATCAGCAAATCCGGGACGCCGGCTTTCGTGAATTGACCGCCGCCCCAGTATTTGATGAAATAGCATCCCTGCTCTTTGATGAAAGCTTTGACCTTGTTTTCAAATTGTTTTTCCGTCATTTCACGTTAAACCTGATTGTCGCGCTTCGCGTGGTTTCTTTGCCGTAGTCTTCCATCAGCTCCGCGAAAAGCTTCGGTTCCTGTTCCTTGAATTTCTTCGTATCCAGTGATACACTTTTACTGGACGGGATGTACGTGATTTTGATGAATTCATTGTCGATGCTTTTTATGCCGTATTCTTGAAACGCTTTTTTGATCTGCGTTTTTGCCGCCTTTTCTTGGGATTCCAATTCCTTGCGCTGCATGGTAATCCGCGCGAGGTCTTTCATTTGCACCAAATATTGCGTCTCAATCTCTTGAATCTCGGCTTCCTGAAAAGGTTCGCCTTTGATGGGAATAATGGATGTTGTCATACATTTGCCTCCTGTCCTTTTTCAAAATAGGTTTTAAACAATTCATTTGTATAGTTTTTTCGTTGTTCCAATGTCTTCAAAATCTTTTCTTCGATGCTGCCTTTACAGACCATCAGATAATAAAAACATGTCTTTTCCTGGCCGATCCGGTGGATCCGCTTTTTCGACTGCTCGAAATCCTCTGAGGATAACGGCAGCGTGAAGTAGATAATCCGATTGGCCTTCTGCAGGTTCAGCCCTTTGGCCCCTGCTTGATACTGCACCAGCGTCACGTTGTCGGATTCACGCTCATAGGCTTTCAAATCCTTGCAGTGCCCGTTAATCTCCGATATCGGTTTTCCGCAGTCTTCGCAGATAGCCTTTAGCGCTTTCAGCTCGGCGTTGAAGGAATAAAACACAATCAGCCGTTCAGCTGTGGATAAAATCAAATCTTTAAAGGCCGTCAGTTTGTCTTGGTTGTAATGTCCGCACAGCTGCCTGGCATAGAGCATCTTGGTCAGTGTGGTGTCTCCCACCAGTTCCTCATCGTCGATCTGCACAATGCCGGTCTTCATGAACTTGTCATAATGCTTTGTTTTGCCGATGTCTATCATCGTGAACACTTGTTCCGGTAAATTAAAGCATTCCTCTGTTTTCATGAAGATCGAACCGTGTTCACGCATCTTCGCCTTTAATCGATCAATGTTCTTGTATGGCTGCCTTTTGTTCACTATCTTGATCGGGCAACCCCTGATGTCAATGGTCTCCCAATTGACGTATTGCTTTTGATAGAGCTTTTCGCTGATGGTCCAGCCCAGCAGGTGCATCTGCGTCCATAGGTTTTCATATTTACCGCCAACCGGTGTTCCGGATAACAGAATCACGTTGGCGGGCTTCAGCTTCAGCATGAACTTTGATTGTTTGGCTTTTGGGTTCTGAATCAATGATGATTCATCTAGCATCAGCGTGAAGGCTCTCAACTTAAGCAGTTCTTTCCGACGCCAAGCCAGCTCATAATTGATGACCCCGACAATTTCTATCCAAGGGTCTTCAATGGCGTCTATCATAAAAGCGTTCAGTTCTACTTGCCTGGTCAGATCTAGGATCAAATAATCCGTGTCATAATGCTCAGTTAAATGTTTTATCCAATCATTGATTTTGGATTTCTGACAAACCACAAGATTGACTCGGTTGCCGATTTGCTTCATTTTTTCCGACCCGACAAAGGTTTTGCCAAGACCGGTTAACCCATGTCCAGATAGTAAGCAACGTTTTGGAAGTTTTCAGTCTGTTCCAGCACTCGTTTTTGATGGTCAAATAATTCAATGGACATGACGGGCATCACCCCCTTTCTTTTTTAGGCATTTCCTTTAACAGCTTTTCCACCGCATACATCGCGGCTTCCGCGTAGGTCACCCCGAAGGGGTCACCGGTTCTCAAATGATAATCCTTGCGTCCTTTGAGCATGAGCAAGGCACCCCTTAGATCCGCTCGTGTCGGTTTTTTCATCGAATTGGCGTTCCTTTCTTGCTCTGTTCGTAAAAGAATCGGGAGCAAATCTTTCCGGTCAGCTTTGCCGCTTCTTCCGGTGGATAAAGTTGACGGTTGTCAAGAAGCCTGTCGCAAATTACTTCAAACGGTATTTTGCCGAGCAAGTCAACGTCATAATGCTGAAGGTCTTTTAAATAATCCTTCTTGACCATATTGGCATACAAATCGTCTATCACGCTGCACGCCGTATTTTTAATCTGATAAGCGTTTAGGTAATAAATTAGCTCATTGATGCTATACGGTCTGTTATCCTCTTTGTCATCCTGTTTCTCGTCAGAACCGGAACCGGTTTCTATATCGTAAAATTGTCCGACAATGTCAACAACCCATTTCCAGGCACCGTTAAATTCATCGGGTGAGACATCATTGATTTTGATATCAAGCGAATCCGTTTTAATTCTGATGCTTGCCATATTTAACCTCCAATCATTCATCCTCTCCATCGGCCAGCACCATCGCCGCCATACCGGTCACCGCCGCCAAAACCAGAAGGACAAAAGCCAACGCCAACCCCGGCAGGGGATTGAAGTTCGCCGCCTGCCCGATCTCGCTTAGCATTTCATCACGGCCGGCAACACCCAGGGCGATGATAAAACCCGCCAGTCCGCTAATGATAGCGGTAAGCCTCAGCGCACCGACCACAACATTAAATACTTTGTCTTTCATTGGCTCACACCTCATACGGCGCCGCCAGATATCTCATATACCAGCGGTAAAACACCGCCCGATTTACGATAATGGTTCGTCTGGCCGTCGTCGGGCTTTTTGTTGCTAAGAACCCAAAGGGCAAATGCCCGCCTTCTGCGGCGTTCAGCACGCTCTCCGGTGTGATGCCCAAGGCGTCGGCCACTTCTTCGGCGCTCATCTTCGGGTTGTTGCTTCGTTGAATGATTGCCATTGCGTGCTCATCCATCTTTTTAATGTTTTCCGGAACTTTCATTTGGTTTGCTCCTTTCATCTCGTTTTATCTTTCTTCCGGTTATTCTTAAATGAGCTGTCTTAAAAACTTCAAAGGTTTGAAGTCGATTGGTAAAAAAAATAAGATGCAACTTCATTCACAGGGATATCTAAAATATCAGATGCTTTGAGAATCTCCATCTGCGTCCACGGAATCTTATTGTTTAGTTTTAAACTGATAGTTCGCTCTGATTTACCCATCTTCTCACTAAACACACCTTGAGTTTTGCATTTTTCAACAATTCGCCCACATAGTTTTGAATAATCAAACTTTAGATTGCATTGTTCCATACACACCTCACTCCTTTCTTCGTTTTACTTCAAAGATTTGAAGTTTATAAATATAATAATTC